CACCCATTCCAACGACGGCCTTCAATGTGGAAACCATTGAACGCGGTGTTGTCTGATGCGCCATCAATTGCAAAACGCACGGGGATTCCCTCCGCCGTTGTACCGTTGTTGAACTTGATTGAATGTGTCATGTCGTTTGCTCCGTTGCGTTGCGTTGTGGTGGCTTAAAAATAGCAGTTTTTTATAAAGTTTTGAACAGTTTGTAACAATTGTGACAGAGGGATTTTTCTGGGGATTGTTCGTTGGATTTTGGGTTTTTGGGGTATTGGGGGTACTCCATTGACACTCACTCCACACTCTCCGCCTCATAATTTTGTGCATTGCATTCCGCTAGGCAGGTCGCAATTGCGAGGCAGGTCTTTTGATTTCGGCCTCGATTTTTGGCCTGGGGGGGGGTATTACTGTCACTGTTTGTTTTTCTGCACCCACCCAGACACAAAAAAAGGTGGTTTTGGTCTTATTCCAAGTCTTTGATTTATCTCGCGTTGTTATAACCGTTTTGCATGGAGCAAGTATTAGAGTAAGGTAGGGGTTGTTTAGCCTTCAGTATATATATAGGATAGGGAGGGCGGGTTGGTTAAATAGCCCGTTAAAAAAGTTGAGTAGTGACTACGTAAAAAAACGAAAAGCAGAGATTAAGCGCCGTAAGCAAGAGCAGGGTGCGCCTTCCAAAGCAGAGTTAGCCAAGCATTCTCCCGGTGGTAGAGGCAAAGTAGGCCGTCCTAAGGGCGATGCCGCCAAGATAAACGAGTACAAAGCTCGTATGCTGGCCTCTCCTAAATCTAAATTAGTCTTAGATACCATATTTGATGCCGCGTTAGACAATGATCACAAGAATCAATCCGCTGCATGGAAGTTAGTAATGGATCGGATACTGCCTGTAGCCGCGTTTGAAAAAGATATCGTGCAAAATGGCGGCAAATCTGCTATTCAGATCAACATTACTGGGGTTGGCACGGCAGATGTTAAAGAAATCGACCCAACCTCTATCCAACCTACGGTTATTGATGGGGATAACGGTGAAATACTTTAAGTTAGAAGAGTTTAACTGTACGCATACCAACAAAAACGAAATGGATGATGCATTTCTAGAGAAATTGGATCAGTTGCGTGAGCTATGCGGCTTTCCTTTTAAGATTACCTCGGGTTACAGGGATGAAACCCACCCCAACGAAGCCAAAAAAGAAGTTCCTGGCACCCATAATCAGGGTATTGCGGCTGATATTGCGGTATCTAACGGCACAGAACGCATGAAGATCGTGAAGATGGCAGTTGCCTTACGATTTAATGGCATAGGTGTTGCCAAAACATTTGTACACGTGGATACCCGTACAACAACTCCCGTTTTATGGACATACGCATAATGCTTCATACAAAACACATTACGTTAACAAACGCTACTGAGCAGACACTGTTTACTATACCGACGGGCTACACAGCACATATTGTCTATATCTTTGTTGCTAACCACGGTGGCAGTACAAACCAAGTAAGCCTTTGGTGGGAGACAAGTGGTGTAGACCAGATGTACTTCTTTGACGGCACTAGCATTGGTGCAGGCAACAAAGAAATCATAGGTGGTCAAAACGACGGCGGCATTTTTGTACTGCACAATGGAGACACTGTAAAAACTCAAGCGTCTTCAGCAACAGGGCAGATGGAGGTAGCAGTTACCTTCCAGCTACTAGAAAGGTCACAAGCGTTTAGTAACTTTAATGGATCTTAATATTGAACTACTGCCTTGGCAACAGCAAGTCTGGGCAGACAACACAAGATTTAAAATCGTAGCCGCCGGTAGACGGACAGGTAAATCACGTCTTGCGGCATGGATGTTAATCGTTAATGCGCTTCAAGCCGATAGGGGTCATGTATTTTATGTCGCACCAACCCAAGGACAGGCCAGAGACATCATGTGGCAAACCCTTCTTGAGCTTGGTCATCCTGTTATCGCTGGTAGTCACATCAATAATCTACAGATCAAACTGGTCAACGGAGCAACCATCAGCCTCAAAGGTGCCGACCGACCAGAAACCATGCGAGGTGTCTCGCTAAAGTTCCTTGTGCTAGATGAATACGCGGACATGAAGCCCGAAGTATTCGAGCAAATTTTGAGACCTGCCTTGGCTGACCAAAAGGGCTGTGCCATGTTTATAGGCACACCGATGGGCAGGAACCATTTTTACGAATTGTACAAATATGCGGAGTTAGGGGATGATCCGACGTACTGTGCCTGGCACTTTACTTCTTATGACAATCCACTATTGGACAAGAATGAAATTGATATCGCTAAGAGGAGTATGTCTAGTTATGCGTTTCGTCAAGAATTTATGGCATCGTTTGAAGCTCGTGGGTCAGAAATGTTTAAGGAAGATTGGATTCGGGTCGAAGCTGATAAAGATCCGACCGGAGACTACTACATCGCCATCGACCTCGCCGGTTTCGAAGAAGTCAACAAAAAGCGCACCAAAAGCTCGAAGCTCGACGAAACGGCAATCGCCGTCGTCAACGTCTCGGAAGAAGGCTGGTACGTCGAAAACATCATCCACGGCAGGTGGACGCTCGACGAAACCGCGATCAAAATCTTCCAAGCGGTAAGGGACTACAAACCTGTATCGGTGGGTATTGAAAGGGGCATAGCCAAGCAAGCGGTTATGTCTCCTTTGACTGACCTGCAAAAGAAGTACGGCACGTTTTTTCGGGTGCAAGAACTTACCCACGGCAACAAAAAGAAAACTGATCGGGTCATGTGGGCGCTACAGGGTCGTTTTGAAAATGGCTATGTGACATTAAACAAGGGTGATTGGAACGTAAGATTCCTTGACCAACTGTTCCAATTCCCTGATCCTTTGACCCATGACGACTTAGTGGACGCTTTGGCGTACATTGACCAATTGGCTCAAGTAGCTTATGACTACGAATACGAAATAGACGACCACGACATCTTAGACATAGTGGCGGGATACTAATATGGACGAGATATACGAGCAGGATCCTTTGATGGTTGAACAATCCGTAGAGGATTGGGTGATAACAAAGTGCGAAAACTGGCGGGATTACTATGAATCTAACTATGAAGCGCGTTTTGAAGAATACTATCGGCTTTGGCGTGGGATTTGGGATCCTGCTGATAGCGAGCGTCGGAGTGAGCGTAGCCGTATTATTTCTCCTGCTTTACAGCAAGCTGTTGAATCCAACGTGGCAGAGCTGGAAGAAGCTACATTCGGTAGAGGAAAGTGGTTTGATGTCTCCGATAATCTAGGTGACACCTCTAGAGAAGACGTTCTTTTTCTAAGAAACAAACTTACCGAAGACTTTGAAGACTGCATGATCCGCAAGTCTGTTGCGGAATGTCTTATCAATGCCGCCGTATTTGGTACAGGCATTGGCGAAATTGTTATTGAAGAAATGAAAGAAATGGCACCTGCTACCCAGCCTATTATGGATGGGGATCTTCAAGCCGTAGGTGTCAATGTCCAAGATCGAGTCAAAGTAAAGCTACGCCCTGTTTTACCTCAGAACTTCTTAATTGACCCTGTAGCCACTAATGTTGAAGAGGCTATGGGTGTTTGCATTGATGAGTTTGTTAGTAGGCACCAAGTAGAACTTCTTCAAGAGCAAGGCGTATACCGTGATGTTTATGTAGGATCTGCGGCTCCTGATACTGACCTCGAACCCGATCAAGACATTACAATATACAACGATGACAAGGTTCGACTTACTAAATACTACGGCCTTGTTCCTAGAGAACTTCTTAGCGAAGCTATGGATGAGGAAGTTGAGGAAGAAGGTAAGTATGTAGAAGCCGTTATTGTTGTTGCTAACGGTGGCACACTTCTAAAAGCGGAAGCTAATCCGTACATGATGGGCGACAGACCTGTTGTAGCATTCCCGTGGGATGTAGTGCCTGGACGTTTTTGGGGAAGAGGCGTCTGTGAAAAAGGCTATAACAGCCAAAAGGCTTTGGACACAGAACTTAGAGCGCGTATTGATGCACTCAGTTTGACGATTCACCCAATGATGGCGATTGATGCAACTCGATTGCCGCGAGGTGCAAAGCCAGAAGTCCGTCCTGGCAAGATGATTCTTACGAATGGAGATCCCCGTGAAGTACTTCAACCGTTTAACTTTGGTCAGGTTAGCCAGATTACGTTCGCGCAAGCCGGAGCGTTACAACAGATGGTTCAACAAGCCACCGGTGCAGTTGATTCTGCTGGCATCGCTGGACAAGTTAATGGGGAGTCAACAGCGGCTGGTATTAGTATGTCTCTTGGCGCTCTTATTAAGCGTCATAAGCGCACCCTTATTAACTTCCAACAGTCTTTCCTAATCCCGTTTGTTAAGAAGGCCGCACATCGGTATATGCAGTTTGATCCTGAAAACTATCCGGTTGCTGACTATAAGTTTAATGCCAGCAGTACGTTGGGCATTATTGCTAGGGAATATGAAGTTACTCAGTTGGTACAGTTATTGCAGACTATGGGCAAAGACTCTCCACTCTATACAACGTTAATCCAGTCGGTTGTAGACAACATGAACCTGTCTAACCGTGAGGAACTGTTGGCGGCAATGGCTCAGGCTATGCAACCCAATCCTCAGGCACAGCAAATGCAGATGGCGGCTCAACAAGCACAGTTGCAGTTCCAGCAGTCGCAAACTGCGGCCCTGTCTGCACAGGCACAAGAGTCTACGGCTAGAGCGCAGAAGCTTGCGGCTGAGGCGTCAGTTGTACCGCAAGAGCTTGAGATTGACAGAATCAACGCCGTTACACGAAACTTGCGTGAAGGCAACCAAGATGACAAAGAGTTTGAACGTCGTATGCAGGTTGCTGATCGCTTAATCAAAGAGAAACAAATCCAAGGAAAAGAGAATGTTAACCGACAGAGAATTCCAAATGCTACTGAACAGGCTCAACGCCCAAGTGGAGCCACTCCGACGCCAAATCCAGGAACTCCAATCCAAGGTGGAGGCTTTAACCAATGAGCAAGAAGGATCCGCGCCTCGAACGCGTAGGCGTAAGCGGGTACAACAAGCCGAAGAGAACCCCCAACCATCCCACTAAATCGCACGTTGTCGTTGCAAAGTGTGAAGATGGCTCGATCAAAACAATTCGGTTTGGTCAACAGGGTGTAAGCGGTGCAGGCAATAATCCTAAAACCGCTAAAGAAAAGGCTAGACGTAAATCATTTAAAGCCCGTCATGCAAAGAACATTGCAAAAGGTAAGTGCTCTGCCGCATATTGGGCCAACAAGGTTAAGTGGTGACAATATGAAAGTACCAGCACCTAAAGGCTATCACTGGATGAAATCCGGTAAAGAGTATAAGTTAATGAAAGATCCTGCGGGTGGTTACAAGCCACACAAAGGAGCATCTAAGTCAGCAGACTTTGCAGTTCAAAAAGTACATGGAGGCAAGAAATGAAAGACAAAGACCACACGGTTAGTTATACGCCTCTTGAGTATTACTCTATGTGCGAATCGTCTAAGCGTCGTGTTAAGGAAATGCAGGATCAAGGCATTCCTACTAAGTACGATGCAAAAGACAAGCCAGAAGATGTTGGCAAGATGGAATCGTTTACTGTAATGATGTTTGGTAAATAAACTGAGGAGAGTGTTATGCCATACCATTCAAGCGGAAAAGGCAAAAAGAAAAAGCCAAAGGGTAAGTAATTATGCCTCGTAAGCGCTCGACGGGTGGTGCAAGTCGCCCTAAGAAAAAGTCTTCGCCAGTGCCTAAAAACAAAGCACTGTATGCTCGCGTTAAGGCTGAGGCCAAAAAGAAATACAAGGTTTGGCCTAGTGCTTATGCTTCTGGCTGGTTAACTAAAGAGTATCAACGCAGAGGCGGTACCTATGCCTAGACGTGTTTCTACTGGTGGCGCTCGTAGACCAAAAAAAAAGAAACCTTCGGGTGGATTAACTAAGTGGTTTAAAGAAGAGTGGATTGACGTTAAGACGGGTAAGCCTTGCGGTCGCAGATCGGCTACTAATAGCAAGCGTCCCTACCCTTCTTGTCGCCCAAAAGCAGTAGCGGCCAAGATGACTAAAGCTGAAAAAGAGTCATCAGCTAGACGTAAGACAGGGCCAAAGCGTGTAGCCCATGCTGTAACGGCATCAGGTAAGCGCAGAAAAACTACGAGAAATGCCTGACATTTTTTAAAAAGCGTGCTACAAGGCACATAATCAACTAAAGAGAGATAGGAATATGACACCTGAACTTGAGGAGTACTTTACTAACTACAATGAACTGTTTAACCATGCTGGGTTTAAGCAGTTGACAGAAGAGTTGGCTAACAACGCAAGACAGTTAGCGGATCTTCAAACAGTTAAAGATCAGGAGGAGTTGTTCTATCGCAAAGGCCAGGTTGCCGCTCTAGCTACAGTAATCAACTTAGAAGCAACGATTACTGCGGCGCGAGACCAAGCCGAAGCGGAGCAACAAGAAGAGTTAGATGTATAAGATATATGACTTCCGTTGTGAAAACGGTCATGTATTTGAAGAGATGGTAAGCAAAGGCATTACAACCAGTAGGTGCGGTTGTGGTGCCAATGCTACTAAAATGCTGTCAGCGCCTAAGTGCGTACTCGACGGATCTAGTGGGGACTTTCCAGGTCGCCACATGAAGTGGGTACGGGAACATGAAGAAGGTGGCAGAAAACGTAAATCTCCAAACGGAGTTTAATTATGTCTAGAGCAACGATGGTTGATCCTCACCTCGAAGAAGAGGGCAATGCGGAAAACATCGAAAACGAAGCCGAAGAGACTCAGCAGGCTGAAGCCGTTGAGCAGACTCAAGACGCGGTAGAGACCGACACTAACAACGATATTCCAGAGCAATACCGAGGTAAATCTCTGAAAGAAGTTGTTCAGATGCACCAAGAAGTTGAAAAGGTGATGAGTCGGCACTCTAACGAGGTCGGGGAGCTTCGTAAGATAGTGGATGAGTACATTACGACTCAAACACCATCGCCAGCACCTCAACAGAATGTTGAGCCTGAAAGCGATATTGATTATTTTACGGATCCTCAAGGGGCTGTTAATAGGGCAATTGAGAACCATCCTAAGATTAGGGAAGCTGAGAGATACACTGAAGACTATAGGAAACAAGCGGCGTTAGCATCCTTGGGTAATAAACACCCAGATATGCAAACAATTCTTAAAGATCCTAAGTTCGCAGAGTGGATATCAGGTTCAAAAATTAGGACTCAATTATTTGTAGAAGCCGACCAACAGTATAATGCTGACGCGGCTGATGAACTCTTTTCTCTCTGGAAAGAAAGAAAGGTAGTTGCTCAGCAAACCGCTAATGTTGAAAAACAGGTGCGTAAGCAACAACTAAGGGCGGCTAATACAGGTAAAGCTCGAGGCAGTGCAGAGTCAACCGCAAGAAAACAGTATCGCAGGGCCGACATCATTAAACTGATGAAAACTGACCCCGAGCGTTACCAAGCCCTGTCAGGTGAAATCCTTCAGGCATACGCAGAGGGTCGAGTCAAATAATCCTATAGGAGATTGACATGGCTACTGCAACATACCCAGGCGCGGCTGGTAATACCGCGAAGACAGAAGCGGCTACGTTTATTCCAGAGATCTGGAGTGATGAAATTATTGCCGCTTATCAAAAGAACCTGAAGATGGCTCCGCTTGTTAAAAAGCTTGCTATGTCAGGTAAGAAAGGTGACAAGCTTCACATTCCAAAGCCCACTCGTGGCGATGCAAATGCTAAAGCGGCTGACACTGCGGTTACTATCATCGCAAACACCGAAAGCGAATTGACAGTTGATATCGACCGTCACTTCGAGTACTCACGTCTTATCGAAGACATCGTAGAAGTTCAGGCTCTTTCTAGCCTACGTCAGTTTTACACTGAAGATGCGGGTTACGCGCTTTCAGTGCAGGTTGACAATGACCTTCACGCGGCGGGTACTGGTTTTGGTGATGGTGGCGCTGTTGTATTCAGCCCAGCGGCTACTGACTATCAGCACACTGGTTGTTTCTTTAATGACAACGGTACTACTACTCAGTACACCGATGACACTATGGATGCAAGCGACGTATTTACTGATGCTTTTTTCCGCGACATGATCCAGAAGCTTGATGACAACAACGTACCTATGGACGGACGTTCGCTTGTTATTCCTCCTTCTGTTCGTAACACCATCATGGGTATTGACCGATACGTGTCTTCTGACTTCGTAACTGGTCAAGCTGTGAACTCCGGTCTTATCGGAAACTTGTACGGTGTAGACGTTTACGTTTCAGCTAACTGCCGAACTATCGAGGCGGCGGCTGACAACACTGCGTCTTCTATCGATACTCGTGCGGCCCTTTTGTTCCACACTGACGCTATTGTCATGGCAGAACAGCAAGCTGTACGTTCACAGACTCAGTACAAGCAGGAATACCTCTCAACTCTGTACACGGCTGACTGCCTGTACGGTGTTCAGGTATACCGTCCTGAAGCTGGTTTCGTACTCGCAATCGCTGAGTAATGATACCTGGCCCCCTTCGGGGGGCTTTTCTTCCTCTATCTGCTATAGGAACCTCAGATGTCTAACTACACTAAGACCACAGACTTTGAAGCTAAAGACTCGTTGCCAACGGGTGACTCGGGAAAGATCATTCGGGGTTCTGAATTTGAAACTGAGTTCGATGCAATCTCTACAGCTATTGCAACTAAAGCAGATACCGCAGGGCCGACGTTTACCGGAACCCTGACCTTTGAAACTATTTCTGATGGAACTATTGGTGTTACTGCATTCGTTGACGAAGACGATATGTCGTCCGACAGTGCAACTCTGGTTCCTACACAGCAGTCCGTAAAAGCTTACGTTGACTCACAAGTCACTGCACAAGACCTAGACTTCCAAGCTGACTCAGGCGGTGCGCTTAGTATCGACTTGGACTCTGAATCACTGACCTTTACAGGCGGCACTGGTATTGATACGTCTGGCTCAGGTAATGCTGTTACTTTTGCTATTGACTCTACCGTTACTACACTGACTGGTACACAGACACTTACCAATAAGACTCTGACTGCACCTGTTATCAGCACTATTAGCAACACAGGTACGATCACACTTCCGACCTCTACGGATACACTGGTAGGTCGTGCAACCACTGACACACTGACTAACAAAACGTTGACATCTGCTGTACTAAACACAGGTGTATCAGGTACGGCTGTACTTGATGAAGACAACATGGCGTCTAACTCAGCTACACAGTTAGCTACTCAGCAGTCTATTAAGGCGTATGTAGATGCGACTGTAGCGGCAACCAATGAACTTGTAGAAGACACTACACCACAGCTAGGTGGTGATCTTGATACCAACGGCAATGACATTTTGTTTGCTGACAACGACAAGGCTATCTTCGGTGCAGGCTCTGACCTAACTATTTTTAGCGATGGCGGAACCTTCTCGTACATTAATAATACGCAAGGCGTTTTGCGAATTAGAAATACGTCTGATGACCAAGATGTAGCTATTCAA